ATCAGGTAGTCAGGTAGTTTCATCTCTTAAATTGCTACTCCTTCTAAGAAAGATGGTAGTTATGATGTAAGTGCTGTATGGGATGTTGTTGAAGATATTAAGAAAGTAAAAAAAGTAGAAGGTAAATCATTTGTGGTTGGGTGTACTACCAATCCAGGTGACTGTGAACAGTTTCAAGATGCATTGAAAGATTCAAAGGTGGACGTATTTTATAATCCAGAGTTCATTGCACAAGGAACAATCATCAAGGATCTTAGAACCGCTGACATGGTTTTGATTGGTGGTAAGAGAAATGAAACTTATGATCAACTCTGTGAGATTTATAATAGGATTCAAGAGACTCCCCCTAAGATCAGTATCATGTCTACAACTGCTGCTGAACTGGTGAAACTTGCGGTTAATTGTTTCCTTACTACTAAGATCAGTTATGCAAATATGGTTGGGCAGGTCATGGCATTGTCGGGTATGGAAGATGAAATACCAGTAGTTCTAGGTGCAATTGGTGATGATAGTAGAGTTGGTAGAAAGTATTTGAACTTTGGATTTGGATTTGGGGGCCCTTGTTTACCTAGAGACAACCGTGCTTTTGCTGCCTATGCTAAACAGTTAGGACTTGATTATAATCTGGGACAGACTACTGATAATTTTAATGATGAACATGCTTCTTTTTTAAAAGAGTATTTTGTTTATAGAAATCTAGATAATCTTCCTTTCTATTTTGATTATGTTTCATATAAGAAAGGAACTGATATTCTTACAGAGAGTCAACAGTATAGATTGTGTGTTGATTTGTTGGATGATGGATATGAAGTTTACATTAATGATAATGATGCTATAATGGATATGATTAGTAATGATCTATCCGAAAAGTATCCAGACACTGTAAAGTTTGGAGAACCTGATGATGATGTTTACCCAATTAAATTCTAATGGATCCAGCCATATTTGATAAGAATAAGTCAGCATATAAGTTAAAGAACTTTGGTCCTCTTTATTATTTGAATCTTGATGAGCAACCAGAGAGACAACAATATATGGAAGACCAATTTAAATATTGGGAGTTAGATTACACTCGCATCTCTGCTTATGATGGAAGGGATGATGATCTAAGTCATATTCTGACGGGACGTTATCCTGATAATATGTCTGGAGGTGAGATAGGGTGTACTACCTCCCATCTTAAAGCTATTAAACATTATTTGGAGACAAGTGATGCTCCTTATGCAATCATGATGGAAGATGATTGTAGTTTAGAGATGGTAAAGTTTTGGAATTTCACATGGACTGATTTCATGGCCCATGCTCCTTATGATTATGATATTATTCAGATTGCTATTATATGTACAGGGGATATTCATGTTAGATTACATAAGAGATTTGTAAATGATTTCTCTACTGCATGTTATATTATTAATAGATATCATGCTGAGAAGTTAGTAAGGTTTCATTGTAGGGGAGAAAAATATAAATTGGATAATGGATGCAAACCAAGACCAGTTGCAGATGATTTGATTTATAATTCAGGCAATACATATTCTATTCCTCTTCTTTTATATAAGACTGAATTGGGTTCAAGTATTCATCCAGAGCATATCGATTATTTCCATAAGAGTAACTATCAAGCCTTATATAATTTCTGGGAAACCAATGGATCAGGTGTGAATATCAAAGAATATATGAATTATGATCCTTACTTGGGTCGGATAACCGAAAACTCTGCTCATAAAAAAGAGGGTTGACAGCATCGTAAACTTCTGTTAAGATAAATAGTATCATACAAAGGACTCGAAAAATCGTAACCCTACGTAGATGCAAACAGTACCCCATGTCGGGGGTGCTATCATCCGCAGGGTTTTTTTAATGCCCATGCGAGACAAATAAAAACAATCATGTCAATCAAATCAACATTAGCTGCTGCAGCAGCTGCTCCTTTTCTACTTTCTTCAGCCGCTTTTGCTGGTCCTTATGTGAACGTAGAAGCAAACGCATCATATCCTGATGGAGACTACACAGGTGCTACAACTGACGTTGCTGTCGGTTTTGAAGGTACTGCATCTGAAGGTAAGATCGCATACTACATCCAAGGTGGTCCTGCATTCGTTCATGACGAAGCTGCTGATGACACTGAGACTCAGTTCGGTGGTAAAGTTGGTGCTTCTGTAGGAATCAGTGAGGATCTATCTGTATATGGTGAGATCTCTGGTATCTCTAACGAAGATGCTGCTGGCGAAGACATCGTAGACTTCGGTGGTAAAATCGGTGCTAAGTTCACTTTCTAAATAAGACTGAGACACCGTTCGTGCGGTCTCTACAAAAGTCGGAACTTCAAGACCCCTGCTTTGCAGGGGTCTTTTTTTGTGATATAATATACACGTTGGTAAGGGCAATCCATAAGTCCCCCCGATGGTACAATGGGGCTGAGTATAAGCAGCATATGTACCCCCAACTGCTGCATGTCCCTTTGGTGGTTTCAGACATGGAGGCGATAGGAAACCACCACATCAATTGTTAAATTTTGGTTAAACTACCATATATAAATTGCCCTAAGCGGATCCTAATGAAAAGGCTTATTGGTTTAAACATAGCAGTAGCACTTGCTGCTTCATTCGCAGTACTTGGTGCTGCTGAAAAAGTAGATGCACGAACAAGACTCTCAGGAGCAGGTGCGTCTTTCCCATCTAAGATATACCAAAGATGGTTTGCCGACTTCGCAAAAGAAGGAGGACACAGAGTAAACTACCAAGCAGTTGGTAGTGGTTCAGGTAGAAAAGCATTCCTTGATGAAACAGTGGACTTCGGAGCATCCGATGATCCTATGAAGCAAGTTGATATAGACAAAGCAAAACGAGGACTAGTTCAGATTCCTATGACTGGAGGCACGATTGCTTTCGGTTATAATAATCCTAGTTGTGATTTAAAACTTACACAAGAGCAAGCAGTTCAAGTTGCTATTGGTGAGATAAACAATTGGAATCAAGTAGGATGTGATGAGCAACCTATGACTTGGGTGTATCGTTCTGATGGTTCAGGAACTACTGCTGCATTCACAAACTCTATGAAAGCATTCAGTAAGAAGTGGAAACTAGGAACGGGTAAATCAGTTGCTTGGCCTGTAGGTATAGGTAACAAAGGTAATGCTGGTGTTGCTGGTAATATCAGAACTACACCAGGTGCTATTGGATATGTAAATCAATCTTATGTTAAAGGTGAAATCAGAGCTGCTCAATTACAGAATAAGAATGGTGACTTTGTTGCACCAACAGTTGAGTCGGGTGCTTTGGCACTCAATGGTATTACACTCGATGAGAACCTCGCAGGGACAGACCCTAACCCTGCAGCAGAAGGTGCTTACCCCATTGCTACGCTTACATGGGTACTTGCTTATGAAACTGGTAATGGTAACAAGACTGAAGCAGTGAAGGATACCTTTAGAACGTTACTCTCTACAGAGTATCAAGAGAAGGCATCTGTGCTAGGTTATGTACCACTCAGAGGTGACATCCTTGAGAAGTCTCGTGCTGCTGTCGAAAGGATATCTAAATAGTATACTAACAATTTTATAATGACTGCTCCAACTTTAACAGACTTAATTTATATTAAGAGAAATTTCTTAAGTCCAGAGCACTGTAAATACATCATTAATGAGTTTGAGACAAGTCCAAACCCACCTCAACAAGAACATTGTCCTCAAGCCTTTAGTGGTGTAGATACATACTCTACATTTTCAGTTAAGGATTCTCAATATAGAAGTGCTAGCTTCTATATGATACATGAAACTATTGAACAGACTATTAATGAGTATTGGGATTACACTGATACTTTTGGTGCTTTTCATGTTGCTAGAAGGGGCAGTATGTTATTCCCTCATAGGTATCGTCTTATGAAATATGAAAAGGGATCTTGGATACATCCTCATGTAGATCATGATACTGGTATCTATGGTAGTTGTACTATAAATTTAAATACTGACTATGAGGGTGGTACATTTGCTTTTTGGGGAGGACTTCATAAAGTTAAGTTGGGATTGGGTGATGTGATGATTTGGCCAGCAGATTATTTCTGGGTACATGAAGTAGAGGAAATTACAGCAGGTACTAGGTATTCTGCAAATTGTTTTTTATGTAGAGAACCAATGCATTTACCAGAAGAATGCAAATATAATATCAGGGGATGTGAGCCTGCTTTTACATGAGTGCAATTCATTTAAAGCAAGAGTTTAAATACTGTGAAGGTATACCTTGGGATGATGTTGTAGATAAAATTAATAATGAATACAAAGAAGGAACATTATCCTTCTTTTCTTTTCATCAGTTACATAAAGGTCCGACTCAAGAAGGTGATGACATCTACGGATTTATGGATGGATATTTACCAAATAATGAGAAGGTGAGTCCACCAACATTCGGATTACATAATGAGTATCATCCAAATAGAATAGGTGATGTTGCAGAGATGGTTAGACAACGATGGCCTGCTAAAGAGATGCAAGTGTTTGCTTCTCTAGGTGGTGGAGGAGCAACTTATGGTAAGCATAAAGATCCTATGAATGTATTACTTGTTCAGTCTGTTGGTATTATGAGGTATGATGTTGAAGGAATAGGTATGATAGATGTTAAACCTGGTGATGGTATATACATTCCAAAAGAAACATATCATTGTCCTTATGTTATAGAACCAAGAATAACTTTGAGCTTTGATATATAGTGTACAACAAAAGAGACCTGAAGGGTCTCTTTTTATATGGAGATTTAAATGAATGTTTATTTAAATTTGAAGCAAACTAATTATGGTGGTGAATCAGATCTCTTGACACTTGATGTGCCTTCGAGTTATACTGAGGAACTATTACGATATGTTAGACCTATTGCTGAAGAAAAAAATGTACCTGAGTCTCGTATACTTAAGGACATTATAAAAGAATCAATTAACGAAATCCAGAGGAGAAACTATGAGCGTAAGAGTCGTAAGAATGCGAAACGGTGAAGACGTAGTAGCCGATTTGTATGAAGTGACATCTAAGGAAGACACTGAGAAGCCAATAGCATTTCAGTTACGTCATCCTTACAATCTGTATCTAACAGATCCAGCACCTGTAGGTGATGGAGAAATAAGAAAACTATCTTCACCAGAGATTAGTTTTCAACCCTGGGCACCATTTTCAAAAGACCATACCATCATGCTTAAACTTGATGAAGTGGTGAGTGCTTATGAAACCTTTGACGAGGTTATTGACAAATACAACGAACTAGTGGAGGCAGTTACACATGGAGGAGGAGATGATGCAGCAGCAGTTGAAAGTGATACTGCTAAAACAGAGACAGGAGTACCTGTTGGGGAAGGTGACGGAGCTGGATGAGGAACCTACTATCCTTATAGAAAGATGTTATGAGGTTATCTCTGAGGAAGAGATTGTACCTTTCCCATCATTTACAGCACAACGAGATGTCTTCTTGACATCTGATACGATTATGAGTATACTAGACCCAAGTCCAAACTTGGTTGAATTATACAACAGTAAATGAGTCAGTTCTACACCAACATTCAACTAGCTGGCGACACTATCCTCTATAGAGGATATCAAGATGGAGACCCAGTACAATTTCGTACTAAGTTTTCTCCTACTTTATATGTTCCTTCTAAAAAGAAGGAGAAGTATAAGACACTTGATGGTAGATCAGTTGCTCCTATGGAGTTTCTAACTGCTAGAGATGCACGAGAGTTTATTAAAAAGTATGATGGTGTAGAGAATTTTGAAGTGCATGGTTATGAACGTTTTGTATATCAGTATATAAGACGTGAGTTTCCTGATGATATTGATTATAATATCAATCAGATGAAAATCTTTGCATTGGACATTGAGGTTCAATGTGAGAATGGATTCCCTGATGTAGAAGCTGCAGCAGAAGAGATGCTTTCGATTACCATTAAAGATATGGTATCGAAAGAATTTTTTGTATGGGCAGTTAGAGAGTTTGAAGTACCTGATGGTGTCAAAGCATTTATCTATGACACTGAAAGGGAAATGCTCACTCACTTTATTAGGTGGTGGGTAGAGAATACACCAGACATACTTACAGGATGGAACGTTAACCTATATGACGTACCTTATATTGCACGTAGGGTGAATAGGATATTGGGTGAGAAGTGGATGAAGTCATTATCACCTTGGAACAGAGCAAACGAAAGAGAAGTTTATGTACAAGGACGTAAAAATTATGCTTACGATGTGTCTGGTATCAACATTCTTGACTATCTTGACCTTTACCGTAAGTTTACTTATACTAACCAGGAATCATACAGACTCGATCACATCGCTTTTGTGGAACTAGGTCAGCGTAAGGTAGACCATAGTGAGTATGATAACTTTAAAGACTTCTATACATCTGATTGGCAGAAGTTTATTGAATACAACATCCAAGACGTTGAGTTGATTGACAGATTGGAAGATAAGATGAAGTTGCTTGAACTTGCTATAACTATGAGTTATGATGCTAAGGCAAACTTCGAGGATGTATATTCTCAGGTACGCATGTGGGATACTATTATCTACAATTACTTGAGTGATAAGAACATCGTTGTCCCACCCCGAAAGGGATCTAAAAAAGACGAAAAATACGCAGGTGCTTATGTCAAGGAACCGATTCCAGGAAAGTATGATTGGGTGGTCAGTTTTGACCTTAATAGCCTGTATCCTCATCTTATTATGCAATACAACATCTCACCAGAAACCCTCTGGGAGACTCGACATTCCAGCTCGAGCGTTGAACGGATTCTAAATCAAGAGATTGATTTTGATGGTAAGTTTGCTGTGTGTGCTAATGGTGCTCAGTATCGTAAGGACATACATGGATTCTTACCAAAGATTATGCAGAAGATCTATGATGAGCGTACGATTTATAAGAAGTTGATGCTTACGGCTAAGAGTGAGTATGAAAAGAAACCAAGTGAAAAATTAAAGAAGGATATTAGTAAGTACAATAACATTCAGATGGCACGTAAGATTCAATTGAACTCTGCCTATGGTGCTATTGGTAATCAATACTTCAGATACTATAACCTTGCTAACGCAGAGGCAATTACTCTGTCAGGACAGGTTAGTATTAGATGGATTGAAAACAAAATGAATCAGTATCTTAACACGATACTTAAAACTGAAGGAGAAGATTATGTTATTGCTAGTGATACCGATAGTATCTACCTCAATCTTGGTGATTTGGTTGACGGTGTATACAAGGGGAGAGAGAAAACTGATGAGAGCGTTGTTCGGTTCCTTGACAAGGTGTGTCAAACTAAATTTGAGCCTTTTATTGAGAGTTCTTACCAAGAATTGGCCGAGTACGTTGGAGCGTACGAACAGAAAATGATTATGAAGAGGGAGAACATTGCCAACAAAGGTATATGGACTGCCAAGAAGAGATATATTCTCAACGTATTCAATAGTGAAGGTGTTCAGTACGCTGAACCTAAGTTAAAGGTTATGGGTATAGAGTGTGTTAAGTCATCTACACCAGGTGCTTGTAGGGATAAGATTAAGGAGTGTTTGAAGGTTATTATGAATGAGGGTGAAGAAGCAGCACAAGATTTCATTAAGAATTTTAGAGATGAGTTTGATACATTACCTGTTGAGGACATATCATTTCCTAGAGGATGCAATGGGATAAATAAGTGGGCGAATCCATCTAGTATATACAGCAAAGGCACTCCCATACATGTTAGGGGTGCTTTGTTGTTTAATCATTACAACAAGAAAAACAAGTTACAACATAAGTATCCTTTAATACAGGATGGTGAAAAGATAAAATTTGTTTATCTTAAGACACCTAATAAATTCGGAGAGAATGTGATATCATATCTACAGACTCTACCGAAGGAGTTTGGACTTGACAAACAAGTGGACTATGACTTACAATTCAGCAAGAGTTTTCTTGAACCAATTAAAGTCATTATGGATAAGATAGGATGGAAGCCAGAAAAAGTTGCTAACCTTGAATTTCTATTCGGATGACCACATACATTGTTGAATATCAGAAAGCCTTTAGTGCTGGAGAAAATCCTAGTGAGAAGGAGTTCTTTGATAAAGACGAAGCCCAATGGTTTGAACGTGCTATGAAACGTTCCAATTACATTACAAAATTATTTAAGAAAAGTTAATGAGTTTTTTACAAGATGTAGTAAAGGAGATCGGGAATGAATACGCTTCTCTCGTTAGTGATGGTGTTGCTGCTGGTGATACTAGTTCGTTTATCGACACAGGTTCGTACATCTTTAACGGACTTGTCTCAGGAAGTATCTACGGAGGTATTCCAGGGAACAAGATCACAGCTATTGCAGGTGAGTCAAGTACTGGCAAAACATTTTTCTGTCTTGGCGTTGTACAGCATTTCCTCGAATCTAATCCTGATGCTGGCGTTATTTATTTTGAGTCTGAAAGTGCTTTAAGTAAGGAACAGATCGAGGAGAGGGGTATTGATTCATCTCGTATGATGATTGTTCCTGTTACTACAGTACAAGAATTTAGAACACAGTCTATTAGAATACTAGATAAGTATTTGGAACAACCAGCAGACACAAGACAACCTTTAATGTTTGTTCTTGATAGTCTTGGTATGTTATCAACCAGTAAAGAGGTTGAGGACAGTGAAGCAGGTAAAGATACACGTGACATGACTAGAGCACAAGTTGTCAAGTCTATCTTTAGAGTTCTAACTCTTAAATTAGGTAAAGCAAACGTCCCAATGTTGGTTACCAATCATACATATGATGTAGTAGGTGCGTATATTCCTACTAAAGAGATGGGAGGTGGAAGTGGACTTAAATACGCAGCAAGCACAATCATATATCTATCTAAAAAGAAAGAAAAGGATGGTAAGGAGGTTGTGGGAAATATTATTAAATGCAAAACAGCTAAAGCTAGATTAACTAAAGAGAATAATCAAGTGGAGGTGAGATTGTACTATGATAAAGGTCTTGATAAACACTATGGTCTATTAGAATTAGGTGAAAAGTATGGACTATGGAAGAATGTTGCTGGAAGGTATGAGTTTAATGGAAAGAAAATATATGCCAAACAAATTCTATCAGATCCAGAAACCTATTTTACACCAGAGATAATGCAAGCTCTTGATGAGTGTGCATCTAAAGAGTTTAAATATGGGAACTAATCTTACAGATTTTATTAAGTGTTATGATGGGTTAGCAGATAAAACTTTCTGTGATGCGATCATAGAATCATATAATGTCACTAAAGGAGAGTACCTTGATAGGGAACAAAGACCATCCTTTTATGAGTTAAATATATCACAGAGGTATAAAGCAAAAGACCATCAATGGATGGGTATACAAATGAAGTTGACATCCATCTTTACTGATGCAGTGCAACTTTATATTCAAGATTTGGATTGCTTAAAGGATTTTCCTTTAAAATATGCTTTTGAAGAGAACCGTTTAAAACTATACGATAACAATGCCTACGACCAGTTTAAAGATCATGTCGATGTTCAGGATTATTCTTCTGCTCGTAGATTTTTGGTGTGTTTCCTCTATCTTAATACAGTCTCTGAAGGTGGAGAAACAAATTTCCCTAGATTAGACTATGCAATTAAGCCTGAGTGTGGTAGAATATTAATATTCCCACCAACGTGGCAATACAGACATGCTGGACTTCCACCTGTGTCTGATAAAAAATACATTATTGGTACTTACCTTCACTACCTATGAATCTAGAACTTACTATACTCGGTAGTCTGATCTATAATGATGAGTATACTCGTAAGGTATTACCATTTCTTAAGTCGGATTATTTTACTGTCAAATCTTATAAGATAGTATTCCTAGAGATACATGAGTATGTAACTAATTACAATTCTTTACCTTCTTTAAATGCATTGGGTATAGAATGTCAGGAACGTACAGATCTTACTGAAGAACAGTTTAAAGAAATCATTGAGGTGTTGAATGGGTTATCTCAAGAAGAGCATGACTTGGATTGGATTGTTGACACGACGGAAAAGTGGTGTCAGGAGAGAGCGATTTATCTATCGCTTATGGAATCAGTTAAGATTGCAGACGGACAAGATGAGAAGAGAGATAAGGGAGCAATTCCACAAATATTAAGCGATGCATTAGGTGTATCATTTGACCAGAATGTAGGACATGATTACTTACAAAACTACGAAGAACGATTTGACTTTTACCATAAGAAAGAGGAAAAGATTCCCTTTGATTTGGAATTTTTTAATCGCATTACAAAAGGTGGCCTTCCGAATAAAACACTCAATATTGCTCTCGCTGGTACTGGTGTTGGTAAGTCTCTCTTTATGTGCCATGTCGCAAGCAGTGTGTTACTCCAAGGGAAGAACGTATTATACATCACGCTTGAGATGGCTGAAGAAAAAATTGCAGAGAGAATTGATGCTAATCTTTTGAATGTTCCTATTCAGAAACTAGCAGAACTTCCTCGAATTATGTTTGAGAATAAGATTAGTAAACTATCTAAGAAGACACAAGGTAAACTTATAATTAAAGAATATCCTACTGCATCTGCTCACGTAGGACATTTTAAATCATTATTAAATGAGTTAGAACTAAAAAGAAATATCAAACCAGATATTATATTCATAGACTATCTCAATATATGTGCCTCACAAAGGTACAAAGGTTCTATAGTAAATTCCTATACTTATGTCAAAGCAATCGCAGAAGAACTTAGAGGTCTCGCAGTCGAAGCAGGAGTTCCAATCGTTTCTGCTACGCAAACTACCCGTAGCGGCTACGGTAGTAGCGATGTCGATCTTACCGACACCAGTGAATCTTTTGGTCTCCCTGCCACTGCTGACCTTATGTTTGCTCTTATTTCTACCGAAGAGCTCGAAGAACAAAATCAAATAATGGTTAAGCAGTTAAAGAATAGATACTATGACCCTACTTTGAACAAGAGATTCGTCATAGGTATTGACAGATCTAAGATGAGGCTGTATGATGTCGAAGACGCTCAGAAAGACCTACTTGATTCTGGTGCTGAAGAGCAAGTCATTAAAAAAGTACAGGGTAAAAAATCCTTTGCAGAACTAAAGTATGATTGATTTCAAAAAGTACGAACACTTTGTAGATGCTGTCACGTCTGACAGTTCCAAAGACTTTGTTGCACTTGCTGATCGTATGGGTGAGCTTGATAGACAAGGTGCTAACATTGAACGTCTTCTAACTGCTGCTGTTGGTATCAGTGCAGAAGGTGGAGAGTTCACAGAGATAGTAAAGAAGATGGTATTCCAAGGCAAGCCATGGAATGAAGATAACCGAGAACATCTTATCATTGAACTTGGTGATGTTATGTGGTACGTTGCACAAGCATGTATGGCATTAGAGATTGACTTTGATGATGTTGTCAAAGGTAATGTCAAAAAACTAGAGAAGAGATATCCTGGTGGTAGTTTTAGTATAGATAAATCAGAGAATCGTGCTACAGGTGACCGCTAATGCCAGTAGCTTTAACTCTTATTTCTATCGGACTTATTTTATTAGTCATAGTTTATTCTCTAATTCAAAAGTATAACCCACATTGATATGGCACAACAATTGAAAGGATATCTTCCATTATTCGCAACTAATATTCTAATGAATTATGTTGAAGAAGATACTGATGATTTGAAAGAACATTGTATAAAGTCTCCAGACCAACTTACTAGATCGCATAAGCAGAATAAAACAGAAGAGGAAAAGGCGTTAGCAATGGAAGATAATTTTAGGATACTTGAAGAGTATCCTAGAATAAGTGATATACTTTTGAATAAATTTAAGATAGCAGCAAAGGAGATGTTGGGTATACCAAAGACAGAGTTTATTATCACTACGTCTTGGATAACCTTAACAGAACCAGGTTATGATTCACAATATCATAATCATAAGAACAGTTTTTATAGTGGTGTGTATTATTTTGATGAGTATGTAGAAAATTGTGGTGATATAGAATTTCAAAGTCCACTTGGTATGTTTGAAGATTATTATGTACCAACTGAGTTGAATTCAATTGCTAATGCTAGAAGTTGGAGGTTACCTGCACAGTCTAATATATTGTTATTCTTTCCAAGTTATCTCAATCATAGAGTAACTGAAAACCAATCAGGTAAATCTAGATATTCTTTAGCATTTAATGTTGTTCCTACTGGTTTCTATGGTGTTGGTGATTCAGTTATGGATACTGCATGGATAAATGGACCACCTAAAAATAGTGGATTAACTGATGATAGTAATTTTAATAAATTTAAGTATGCAAATCATGCAATGGATTCATCATGGCACAAGAAGAAGTAAGAACACATGGTAGTTTATCTGTAGTTGTTCCTATGGATGATATGATGATCATTTTAAAACAACTATGGAAGTCTCGTGGAACAGAACCAGAGATGGGTAAGATGTATGAGAAATATAAAGCAGTTATACCACCTAAAGAATAAATACTATTGGAGACCTGCGTATGACTAATGGCACTTCAAACAGAAACTGCTTCAGAAGTTTTGGCACAGATATGTTTAGCTTTTGCAGCTAAACATAATAGACCATTAACAAATGAAGATTTGTTTTTGGACCCTCAACCAGAACAAGAGAAAGTTAAAAATAAATGGACTGTAACCCCTGCAGGTGGTTTGAATATGAACGTGATAAGGGGTATACAGAATCAGATTAAGGCTCATGTGTCATTTAGTAATAGTCAATTTCAAAGAGACTTTGTTGATTTTGTAGCAAGACCACTTAATCCTGGTGCAAAAGTAACTAAAACTAATGGGTGGTGGGTTGAAGCACAAGGTAAGAACATGAACTACCTGTGTAATAAGTATAAGATTACAACTCAACATTTAATAATTAATGACAAGATCTATGGTAAGGGTGGTCAAGGACCAAATAATCCATATGGAGTTTATCTAAAGACTGGTAATACATCCAGTACAGATAAGTGGAATCCTGCAGATATGTGGGTCATGAGTAAGAAAGGTATTAAAGCATTACAATTATTCAATAGTAAATTTAAAACTAGAAGACCTTCTTTAGAAATTGTTAATCAATTTATAGCAGATAAATTTAGAACTAGAGATATACTACCAATTTCTTTAAAGAAACCAAATTCATTTCCACCTCATATAGATGAGATTAATACAGGAGAATTTGTACAACAACTTTCTTTAGGTAGAACTAATAATCCTACTATAGAATTTACTCCTGATAATAAAGACATGAAGATCAATTTCACTATTGAAACTGTTGCATTACCTGAAGGAAAACAATCATTAAAAGAAGCAGCACGAGCAAGAAGAGCTCAAACAGTACCAGGTAAGGTTGTAAAAGGATCAGAAAAGCATATAAGAATTAAGTATCATGTTGATAATAAAAAGTTAGAACTAGAATATACACAAACTAAAGGTGCTTCTTATGCTGCTGCTAAGATGGGTAATATAGGTGCTAAGAATTTCCAAAGAGTTATTAATGAGACTAGTAAAGCAGGTGTTAAGAAGTTGAATGCAATACAAAAAGATTATGAAGACATTGATATAAAACAAACACCTTGGTTTAATGGTACACAGTTGGGTATAGCTAAAGCAAGAAAATCTGAACGTGAATTGGAACCTCATACAGTAAGGATTGGTGAATATGTTGAGGAGATCTGGAATGCTATAGATAAAGCTCCATCAAATTTTAGACAGAAACTTAAAAAGGGTTCTGATTTATGGAGTAAGGCAAGAGCAGGTGAAGTTGGTCTTGCAGTTGGTGGTATTGATAATGAGTCTGCTAAGAAGAGGGTGATACAAAACCTATATGAACTTGCTGCAGCAATCAGTTCAACAGTTGGTATGACTAAAGAAGAAATGGGTGCAGATTGGTTGGGTGCTGGATTTTCAAATACTATGAAGACCACTTTCCGTGCTAGTGCATATGCCAAGGTCTATTAGGACAG